AGAAGAATACTGATAAGTATTAATTAAAGATCCTATTTTACCATTAGCACTAGATGTTTGTAATTCTTGTATAGGTACTTTACCTCTATTTGGATCACCATCTTGAGTTAAAGATCTACCAACTATACTACCAGTTTGAAAGTACATATTAAGTGCTTCTTGTGGATTATAATTAGTTCCATTACCTAAATCAACTTCTGCTAAACCATCTACATCTACAAATACACCATCTGGTACCATCCTAGCAATTACTTGTTGTAATTTTAAAGAGGTTAATTGAATCATATCAGCAAACCCTGTAATACGATTTACTAATGAATCAATTCTACCTTGATACATATGAGGAGCTACAATGTTATAATTCATGTTAACTTTTGTTAAATCACTTTTAGGTCTGGTCATATTTGTTGCCATTTCCCATCTTAACATTTGCTCTACACCTAAAACTTTAGCACCACTAAATAACACTTCAATTGATCTTGAAACTCTATCAAAATTATCACTTGGTGGTGGGTTAAAAAAGTCAGGTTTTTCTAATGCTTTTTCTAATCCTTGTTCTGTATGCTTTAATTTAAATACTTGATCTATATAAGTTTTATATTCAAAATACATAACTTGTACTAAATCATTATTATAAGGTCCTTTCTGATATCCTTCTCTACCGGGATATTTTTGAATCATTTTTAAATCTTCATTAGTTAAATTAGGGAATTCCTTTTTTAACTCAGCAAGTGTTATTGATTTTATTTCACCTACATAATATATATCTTGAAAATTTGGATCATTAGTATATGACCAAACCATGTTAGCAGGATTTACATAATCTACAACAACACCTTCAGACTTATTAAAACTAGTTTTTACAGCCCCTATACCTATAGTAACTATATCTTCAACTAATCTTTTCTTAGTTAATTCGTATTTATTAAAATCTAATACATTATTAATTACCTCTTCTTCAGCTATTTCAACTGATTGCTTATAATTTAATTGCATATGAACCTCTAACTCCTCTTTATTTTGAGGTAAATTAGCTGGATCAATAGAGCTATATATATCAACTCCTAAATTTTGTTTTATGCTATCTAACAATGGTTTACTCATCATGTCACGCATAATAGAGTTTGCATAGTTAGTTCTTTGTTTTGTTGAAAACGGATCTTGAGCAAAAGCTTTTATATCATAATTTTTAGCTGATATACCATTAACTACTATATCTACAAATTTAGGTATAATAGGTACCGGTTTCCAGTCTAAATTTAAATAGCTTAAGTCACCATTAATTGATAACTCATCTTTATATTTCTGTACAGATTGTTCGCCACGAGCATATAATCTTAATCTGTTAAAGTTTTGATAACCAGTGTGCCATTTACCACTGTTAATTCTACCTCCTCTAAACCACTCATATTCAATAGCTTGACCTACTTTTAAGCCATATTCCCAACTAAGCTTTTCCGCAACAGGTACCACCTGACTTGGAAATGAACTATTAGTACTTGTATTAATCATTTATTATTATTTTTGATTTATAACCTTGGTTATCGTATTTAGAAAAATTTAAATTTACTTTTTCTTTAATAACTTCAGCTACTGGTCTATATTTATTTTTATTGCAAGCCATAATAGCTAAACCTGAACTTATAGAAGCATCATGTTTAGTTCTATTATTTATATCAAAAGCAGCCCAATCTTCTAATGTTCTTTGAAAATACATTGATCCATATTGTTCGTTATTGTAACCTACAAAACTTTCAATATATGATTCAATAGCGGCAGCATGAGCTTGTTTTACATCTTCACTAGAATTTGGTATACCACCTATTTCTTTTTCAGCTACAGATAATTTATACATTGTTTTGTCTGGACGATTCATAGAGTAGTTTCTATATCCTCTTCGCTTTAAATAGTAAAGTAATCTTGGTTTATTGTTTTCTGCTAATAAAGGCATACCATAAAAATATAATGCCATTAACACATCTTCAAAAAACATTTCTGCTGTTTGTGGTCTTGCTATATATTCTAAAAAGAATAAATTAGGTGGACCGTCCATTGTAAATTTAGTTAAACCATGAAGAGATCCTTTAGATCCTCTTCCGTCTACTGTTCCTGATATATCATAAGAGTCACATCCAAAAGCTCCTAAATGTTCATTTGCAGGATATTTTTTACCATTTTTTGTAATATATCTATTTTGTTGATGTCGATCAGGAACCCATGATACAAAAAATCTACCTTGTTTGCTAGGTAAAAAATGTACACTTGTATCTTTAATCCCATCTTCCCATTGAAAATTACCCTGAGTTACTACTCCAGAATATTTTAAATCTTCATTATAATCTATTTGTTCGTAAATTTTAGTTAAATTAAATAAAGATTGTTTTGTTTCATCTCTGAACGCATGTTTTTCAGTACGTGGAAACTGTCTATATAATTCATTAAGTGCGTCTGGATCATTTTTAAGGCCATCTACCTCATTCTCCCAGTGTTCAATGACACCGATCTCAATCTTTTGACCATCGATTCCTTCAACTCCTTGTTTTGGAGTGTCAAAGACAGGGTATCCATAAGTATCAATGTATCCTTCGTAGTTCCATTCCATAGGTATGAACAAAGAATATAATCCTGAGCTAGTCTGTCCATTGCGGTTTCTTTTCGTAACATCTGAGTCATAGTATATTTTTTTATAGTTTCTACCACCTTTATCTAAAGCATTAGAGGTACTACCCATCATACACTTACCAATAATTCTACTTCCTAATCTTAACGTAGTTTTGGTAACTCTCCAGTTATTGAGAATATTTTCAGGTTTTTCCCATTTTCCCGCCTCATCATGGACAAGTAACGCAAGTTTTTCTCCGTCATAGGAGTTATCACCAGTATTTTTCCAGTCGATTGTGGTGTCAAGGCCAATAATTTCTTCAATCTGTGCATTTGTGTCCAACTTTTTTCTAGTGAATCTGGAAGCTGGAACCCTATAGGCAAGTTCGGTTTTTGGTCGGTCCATTCCATCTTGAATCGGTTTGAAAAAGAATGGGTAATTAACTGAGATTGGAACAATCTTATCTGTAAACATTTTTTTAGCATCTGCACCTGATTTGGATAAGACACCGAATCGAGCGTCGCTAGATATTGTCGCAAGGTTGACCGTTTCCCCTGACGCCATAAAAGAAAAGCCACTTCGTCTATTTTTAAGGTAGCACATTCCATAGCATCTTGTATCAGCTTTGCACGCTTCCCAGAAAATGAAGAAGAGTCTATTTGCTTCTCTAAAATCGGCTTGGCCGACATCGATCTTTGACCATTGGAGATACATGTAGTGAGTACCAGTAAGATAGGTAGGAACACCTTTGTTATAGAACCAAAAGCCTTCTTCACGTCTTTTAAATTCATTATCAATATATTCATGTAAATTTTGTTTGAATGTTTCTGGGTAAGCTTTCCAATCAAATATAGTTTTAATTTTTTTTAGTTCTGGTCTGTGTGAAAACACTTCCCAGTATTGTTCTGATTTTTTATCAGATCTTTTATAAATATCGTCTACCGCGGGTAATGCTATCCTAAGATTTTGGATTTCATATACTTCACCAATTTTACCAGTTTTTGATATAACGACGATATCATATTCTTTATTGTATCCATATTCCCATTTTTTATGTCTATTTAACCTTTTAATTACTTGAGGTTTAATAGGTTCAATTACTTTATATAATGTTTGTTTATACATTACTTAGATCTTCTTTCAGCAAATCCACTAAAGGTATTATCCTTTTTCTCTGTAGGTTTGTTATCTAATATATTTTTTTCTTCTTCAATACGTGTAAGTATTTCAAACGCATCAAATATAGCAAGCTTTTTTGTTGCAGCTGCATTTTTTAGTCTGTCAGCAGATATATCATCTTCTGAATCTACTATAGGTTCTTTTGCAACCTTAATTAACTCATCAACTGCTCTTTGCCCAGCTTGGATTATATTCTTCTTCGTTTCCTTGACGTTCATACTTAATTACAATATCATTAGATTTCATACAATAAAGACGTTTATCATCTACAATAAAATCATATTCTCCAAATGGAGTATACCCTACAACGTCTCCCTCGCTTATTCCTAGCACTTCTAACGCATTATTACCGTATTTTAATACACCAATAAGACTTTGCTCTAAAGAAGTGTTTATTTCATCATTATTTTTTAGTGGTGCTATAAAGCATCTATCACCAAACGCATTCCATTTATTGTCTCTTTTGTATAAATATACTTGATCCAATTGAACAAAATACATATTATTTTTGAAATAAGCTCTACTATTTTTTTCATTTCCTCTAATATCATAAAATCTTCTAAAAACATTATGATGTATTAATACAAGATCACCAGGTTTTATAGGTGTTTTATATGCTAAAGGAACTGAAACAATTTTTCCAATATTATTAACAGATTTGTAATTTTCAAGCTCGGTGTTAATTATTAAGCTTTTGTCACCTACCTTTACTTGATTATTATATCGCTGGCCATAAGGCTCAACGATAAAATCGAATAAACTGTTCATTAATATTCTAAATCATACTCAACGGATATTGCCATGTTAGAATTAAACTTCTTCCACGGCAATACCTCGTCATTTTTTTTGATAAAAATGTTATAAGAATTGTCTTTTTGCTCAGCTATTATATGTGATATAATATGACCACCATATACTGACTGACCAACAGAATAATGCATTGCATCGGTTTTATAATCAGAACCAATGCTGATTTTTCTGATAACTGACGACATTATTCTTCTTTTTTATCTTCTTCTTTTTCAATTGGCTCATATGTACCATCAGCTAAATTAATATTTACTGATCCATATTCTTCCTCAAGTTCTTTTTTGAACTCTTCAGTAGATTTATTAACCTCATGAAATTTCGCTAATACTGCGGTTTTTTGGACTTCTAAGATACCTGTTTCATTTAAAAGTTGATTTAACTCTTTTTGAAAGTCTTGAATCTTTTTTAATTGGTCTTCTTTGATTTTGTTTGGTTCACTCATTTTAATTGAATTTAATTTATTAATTTTATTTATTAATATAGTTACAGGTTTTATTTACTTTTTAAATATACTGGTAACCTTTTCTCCACTTCGTCCTCCGAAGTAGGCTAAAACAACAGCCATCATAACTTTTTCAAACGTATCGTTCCAGTTATCATGTATAACAAATGGTACAGTTTCAACACTGTCCAAAAGACCAGCAAAAGAAAAAACAACAATACACCATATTAAAACCATAGGGCGTACGTTTTTAGAAAGCCATGAATCTGATTTTGAATCTGCCTCCCATCTGGAAGTTATTGCTTCCATCTCTTTATTTTGCTGTTCGTATATTAATTGTTGTAATTTAATTTTGTCATCAGAGCTTGCGTCTGATTTACCTATAGCTGCTATAGCTTCACCTGGTGACGTTACTCCTTTAAGTACATTCCCTAGTGTAGGGTTTACTATTGAAGCAGCACCAAATAGAAGTTTACCTACAGTACTTTCTGCGAATTTCTTTTTAGGTTTTGACATATTAAGATTTATTATAAGCTTCTTTTTCCCATGGAAGATTTTTAGCACCTTCACTCATTTTTGATCTAGGATAAACTTTACCTTTCCAGTAAACATTTTTATCATCATAATCAAGATCACCTCTTTTCATTTGATTTATATGCACATTTTCGTGGTTAATAATATCTTGTTCTTGTAAAGGTGATTCTACATCTTTATTAATTAAAATGCTCCCGTTTCTATCAGCTTTACCTAATACACCTTCTTCTAACGGCACATGATAAACAGGTGGGTTATTAAGAGAATATGGTGGGTTGTTAAGTTTAAATGCCATTAGTTTTTTGGAAACATTTTGTTTAAAGTTGTTTTTCGTTGCTCGCAGCCACAGGGTATATTTAAACCCTGTGAAACCGCGTCAACAACTTTTTTAATTCCAGTTGCTTTAGTAAACTTCTCTATGTCGTCGCCTAAGCCCCTAGATTTCATTAAGACCAAACAATATTTGATACTGTAATTCCTGATGGAAGCTGAACTTTAGCTTTTACACCACCTGGATTAGCAGTTAATGCGTAATTGATTGCGTCTCTAACTGAAGGAGTTGTTCCTACTGAAGTGTGCGTAAGCGTTACTTCATCAAGAACACCACCATTCATTTTAATTACTGTAGTTGTACCAGAAGCAGCGTCAACACCTACGATGTTTTCAACTCCAATTAGTACGTTTCCACCATCAAGACCTGATCCTGATGAATAGACTTCGATAAACTTTGCCATAATTTTGAATTTTGATTTTTGTTAATGATTGTTGTGAATGTTTATATGGTGAGTTTTATACAGACTCTACTGTTTAATTTTGTAATGATCCTGGATAATTTCCTTTATTCATTTCATTAATTAATTTATTCATTTTTGAATTAGCTGTATTAATAGAATCAACTTTTGTAGTATAATTGTTTTGAAGTTCATCTATCATTTTTTTTGAAGTATCTAATCTGCCTTGGCTTGTAAACTGCGTTTTATTGTGCTGTTCAATTGCTTTATTTACTTTATCTGCAGCTGCGTTTAAAATTTCACTTTGAGTTTGACCTTGTTTATTTTTTCTATCATCATAAACGCTAATTTCTGTTTGCTTTAAAGGCCCACCAGCATGATCATCAATAGGCATATCATCTAATAAATTTTGCTTATGAAAATATGAATTACTAGAATGCTTACTCATAAAAGACCCACCCATACTCATTGGGCTATCATGCATTTTACCATGTTTAGATGGTCCTGCAAATTGTTGAAAGTCTTCTTTTTGCACACCAGGTTTACCATTGTACATTGGATCCATTTTACTAGGTCCTTTGTGCATTTTACCATAAGCACTTGGTCCTTTGTGATCTGCAATATTATTTTCTAAATAATGCATTCTAGCTTTTGCGCTTAAGTTTTTATTATATGCCATTTTAGCATCGTATTTTTCGTCTTGTTTTTTGGAATGTCCCATTTTTTTATTTATTTATTTGCGTGATAACCTGCTAAAACTTTATTTGCTTCTGCTTTTGAAGCAAAACCGCCTCTCCAAACTTGGTTGCCAGGTTTTTTATTATTTATTATTACGTATTCGTTATCTA